TCTCCAAGAAATGGGACGCCTTTGCCACCAACCTGCTGGGCCGTTCTGCGCCAACCATCATTCGTGCGCTCGATGTTATTCAAAAGCAGCTAGAGCGCCCATTCCTCGAGCAGTTCCTGCGGAATCTTTCCGGCGTATCGCTTGCCGAAATGGGCGCGACTCTCACAGGCATGGGCGCAGACGCTGCCTCCGGCTCGACCCGCGGCACCATAAATCGAGCTCGACCGTCTGCACCGCCGACCGGGAAACTCATTGATACGGGAGCCGCGGACGCAGCCAAAAAAGCAATGGATTTGGCTGAAAAAAACCAGCGTGATTCTTGGGCAATGCTCGATGCTTCAAACGCTAAACGCGCTCAGTGGATGCAGCAGACAGAAACAGACTTGCAGAAAGTTCAGCGCGAGATGCAGGACTTTGAAAATACGCTCATTGATTTGCTGGCTGGCGGTGATATCTCAGAGCAAGAAGCAAAGTTTAGATGGCTAGACTATCTAGATAAGATGCTTCCAGAAATTGAAGTAAAAATGAAGAAACTCGGTAAATCAACCGAGGAAACTTCAACGCTAATGCAGTCCATCGCCGAGCAGGCTGGCCGCAATATGCAGGACGCCTTCGCCCAGTTCCTGTTTGACCCGTTTAAGGGCGGGCTTAGTGGAATGCTTAAGGGCTTCATAACCACCGTTCGCCAGATGATTGCTCAGGCGGCATCGGCTGCCATCCTGAAACAGTTTTTCGGCTGGATGAGCAACCTCGGTGGCGGCTTTGGCACCATCGGCACAGCCCTGCTCGCAGGCATGGGCAAGGCTATTGGCGGCCCAGTCATGAACAACCGAGCCTACATGGTCGGCGAGCGCGGTCCTGAGATGTTCGTGCCGAGCTCCGGTGGCTCGATTGTGCCGAACAACAAGATGGGCGGTGGAATGACCATCGCGCCGGTCTATAATGTGGACGCTCGAGGCGCAACCGCTGACCTCGTTAAAGCACTGCCGGCCATCCTCGAGGCCAACACCCGCCGGGCTGTTGAACTAGCTCGAGCAACCATCTATGACGACTACTCGCGCGGCGCGTTTGGGAGAGCTTGATGGCTGAACTTTTCTGGCCGGCTGACATCGTTCCATCATCAATGGAATGGCGCATCATCGACAGCACAGCCGTTTTTAATTCGGCGCTGTCCGGCGTCACCCGCACAGTTTCGCGCCCTGGCACCCGCCTCGCCTGCACAATGAACTTTCAAGCGCTGTCCGGTCAGGACCGCGGTCGGGTGCAATCCGTGCTCGCCAACCTGCGCGGGCGGTCCAATCGCATTTGGCTATACGACTCGTCCTATACCCAGCGCGGCGCATTCCCTGTCACCGAGCTGGTGGAAAACAACACTTTCGCGGCGTCTACCGGCTGGACTGCCGGCGCATATCATTCGCTCGTCCTGCAAGACCGCGTAATGCGCGTGGCTCGTTCAGTGACCGGAACTTCAGCGCCTGCCCTGTATGAGACGACGGGCAGCACTTCGACGACCTATGCCGCCTACGCCTCTCGCGCTTTCCTGCGCGAAGGGCGCGGAACCTTCACCAGCACGGGCGTGAGAATCAGCACCACGGCGGGCGGGTCCTACGCTGGCACCGATACCACCGGCTACGGGCTGAAGACCACACAGAGCAGCTCAGGCACTTCCACGAGCCTGTTTTTCACCTTGCAAGACTCGCAAACCTCCGGCACCGTGGCCGGCGACTACTTCGACGTTCTGTACACCTCGCTCGCCCGCTGTGCCGTGATCGACAATGGTCTAAACGCTTTGACGTATTCGGACCAAATCGACAACGCGGCATGGGTCAAAACTAAAACAACTTGTGCAGGCGCGAATATCAACGCCTTTACGGCACCGGATGGAACCTTGACGGGCGACCGGCTGGTTGAATCCAGCGACGCGGGCAACGAATATCACTACATCACTGGATATTTAACGAAGTCCGCCTCGGTTCAATGGTGGTGCATTTACGGTGCATTCAGGGCTGGTGATGGCGGCACATCAAGACCGCAAGTAACTCTAAAAATTGGTGACGTTTCTCATTATTTTTCCTGCAATTTCAATTTAAGCGCAGGAACGATGGGGACGCCATTTAATTTTGGCTCTGCCACTAGCGCGAAAGCCTATATGCAAGACTTGGGCGGTGGCTGGTACTACTGCGTCATAGTGGGCATTTTGCCAGCAGCAGTTACTGGTATTAACAACCAGTATTTCGTCACAGATTCGTCTGGCTCGACGCTATACACGGGCAACGGCGCGGGAAACATCGGCGTCTGGCGTCTCGGCGCTGCCGCCTCACAGTACCCGGTACGCCTGACACAGACCACGACCGCAGCCACTACGGGAACCTCGCAGACAGGCATTACGCTCAATCTGAAGGCGCTGCCAGTGTCCACAAACAGCCTACTGTTGCCGGGCGACTGGGTGGAATGTTCCGGCCAGCTAAACATGGTCACAGCTCCGCTGAACTCCGACGCCGCCGGCCTTGGCTTCCTTCAGCTCCAGCGGCCATTTACGACCGCGCCGGCTGACAATGCCCCGGTAATCATCAATCGCCCGCTGGGCCGATTCCTGCTGGCCGAGGAGGAGGTGGGCTGGAGCAGTCGCCCAGGCGTGCTCTCCGACTTCTCGATTTCCTTTGTGGAAGACATTGCATGACCCGGTTTGCGTCTGCTAGCAACTCGACGGAGGCCGACAAAAAGGCCATTCGGATGTTTGTCGCGGTGGCGCTCGACTTTACCTCCGGCATGGTTCGAGTTCACGACGGAATCGGCACAATCATCTGGGGCGGCAACACCTACGAGGGCGTCGGCACCCTTGGCGGCATCGAGCAGGTCGACGAATCCGTTGAGGTAATTGCCCGGCCTTTATCGCTCACGCTTTCCGGTGTGGAAACCTCGCTCGTGTCCACGGCGATGACCGAAACCTATCAAAACCGCACGGTCACGATTTACCTCGGCTTCCTCGATGAGACCACCAACACGGTTATCGATACGCCGGAGGTGAGCTGGGAAGGCCGCATGAATCAGATGTCCATCTCCTCCTCGGATGGTGGCGCGGCCATTCGGCTGACCTGCGAGCACCGCCTGCGTCGTGAAATTCGCATCGCACGGTATACCAACGAAGACCAGCAGCTGCTGCACTCTGGCGATAGGTTTTTCGACCTTGTGACCAACATTAAGGGCTTCGTCAGCAAGTGGGGCGAGCTGTCTGTTGGCGGTTCCGGCATCGGTAGCAGAACGCAGAATCTTGCGCCGTATGATATTGGGCCACGCAAGGAGGCTCGGAACTAATGCGCCGCGAGGACTGGGTAGAAAAAATGTGGCTGGCCATTGAGGACCACGCCGACACGGAATTTGTCTGGGGCGTCAATGACTGCTGCCTATTTGTGGCTCGCGTTGTCGATGCCATGACAGATAGCGACATTGAAACTGAACTGAACGCCAGCTACACCGACGAAGAAACCGCGCTTGCCTACATCGCCTCGTTCGGCTCCCTCGAGGCGGCTGTCAGCTCGTACCTTGGGCAGCCTGAGCCGGGCAGGCCCCTGCGCGGAGATGTGGTCCTGATAGATGGCGGCGAAGGGCCAGCGCTTGGGATTCTCGTCGGTGGTCACATTGCCGGAATGGGTCCGAACGGCTTCGTTTACCTGCCACGCAGTGAAGCACTTCAGCGGTGGGCGATTCAATGAGCAAAATTGTAAAAGCTGTCGCCATTGCTGCCGCTATTATATTTACGGGTGGCTTTGCAGCTCTTGCAGCTACTACCGCAGCAGCTACGGCAACCATTATAACCGTCACAAATATGCTGGTTATTTCCACGCTGCTGGGAGGCGTGGCGGCACAATTTGCAAAAAAGCCTAAATTTCCGCGAATTGTGCAGGACGTTGAGTATTCGGGAACCATTGAGCCGCGCCGCATCATTTACGGCAAAATGAAAGTCTCGGGCATGAACGTCATTCCCCCAATGACGACCGGCTTAAATGGCGAAATGCTGCATCAAGTTCTGGCCATTGCCGGCCACGAATGCAACAGCCTTGGTACCGTTTATTTTAATGAGACAGCGGTCGGCACCATCTCGGCCATTACCGGCACAGTCGATGACGGCAAAGTAACGACCGGCGTTTATGCCAACAGAGCATGGGTGCGCCGCTATGTCGGCACGGATTCGCAAACCGCTGACTACATCCTGATCACTGCGAACCCTTTCCAGTGGACAGCCGCGCATCGAGGCCGTGGCGTGGCCTATATCGCGCTTCAATTTCAATATGACCAGGCGGTCTGGAAGAACGGCAAGCCGGAGATAACGTGCCTCGTTGAAGGCGCAAAGGTCTATGACCCGCGCCTCGATTCAACGCAGACCACGATTCCGGGCTCCGGCACTCAGCGCGTCAACGATTCGACCACTTGGACTTATTCGACAAACCCCGCGCTCTGCCTTGCTAACTATCTGATTTCGACCAAGTACGGAATGGAGGAGGACACTGCTCGCATTGACTTTGACCTTGTTGCCGATGCCGCCGACATTTGCGACGAGAATGTAAACATTCCCGGCAGCACAACGCAGAAGCGCTACACGGTAAATATAGTGCTCGATACCTCCAGTCGGTTTGAGGCAAACATCGAGCTGCTCATTGGCGCAATGAATGGCGTTTGCTATTACAGCGGCGGTAAATGGCGAATGTTTGCCGGCGCGTGGTCTGCCTCGCAGTTCTCGCTGTCGGAGTCGGACTTGGTTAACGCTGGCATCGACATCGTTACCGCCTACCCCTACAAAGACCGCTGGAACTCCGTGCGCGGCTCGTTCGCAGATGCGAGTCGAAACTATCAGTTCGTTGAATTTCAGCCGGTATCAATCGCCAGCTACGTCAGCGACGATGGCGCGACAATCTGGAAAGACATCACCATTTCGACCTGTACTAACGTCTACGAGGCGCAGCGCACGGCCATCCTCATTGCTCGCAGGAGCAGGAACGCTCAGGTCATCACGGTGCGCTGCGGGATGTCGGCATGGAAAATTCGACCGTTTGAAACTGGCACCGTCACTCTTTCGGAACTTGGCTGGAGCGCCAAAACGGTTCGTTGTGAGTCGTGGCGGTTTGACCCGCAGGGCTTCGTCGAGCTTGTGCTGCGCGAGGAGGCGTCAACCGACTGGAGCGACCCGGCGACTGGTGATTACGTTGTGCCTGGCACCATAACGGCACCGACGCCCGGCACCTACACGCCGGCAGCGCCCACGGGGCTGACTGCGACCGGCCTCGCGGGGCTGATTCAGTTCTCTTGGACCGCGCCGAGCGTGGTTCCGACTGGCGGCGCGTACCAGCTCTACGAATACACCGCGTCCACGCCGTTTGCCTCGGCCACGCTCATCTGGACCGGCTCCAGCACCAACACGGTAATTGCCAAGACCGACACCACGACCCGGTATTACTGGGTCAGGCTGCTGGCCAGCGACGGCGGCACTTCCTCGACCAATCCGACCACGACTGGGCTTGCGGCTGCTGCTGCGACCATCTCCACAGCCCTGAACGCTGCCGCGTCGCCTTCCTCGCTTTCGACTTCTGGCACAGGCACGCCACTTACCACGGCCAGCACGACCGTTACCCCGACTGGTGGCACCTCGCCGTACACCTACGCATGGACGC